GACTTGGATATCCCACCGCAGTGGGCCCCACAGAGAGATTTCTCCGTATGCTAAGGAGGAGTAGAAGTAGAATGTTTACAGATATTTTTGTAGGCGAACCTACTTTTTCCGTTGACCGTCGAACAGAGATGACGGTGCCGGACTCAGAGCAAGAGGTACAATACAAGCCTAAACGAGCTTATTATTGTACCTAGAAAGGCGGATAACGAGTCCCGCCAACGTGGCTGCTGGAACGTTAGTCATCTTGATGAAGTTATTCTCCAAGATACTCGAGACGGCCTTAAAACCGTAACTCTGACTAAACGCCGTCCCTGCTGCATTTATTACCGCAGCAATTGGATTAGGGACGATGCCAGAGCCCCACTGCCACACCGGACCTGACGAGATGCCGGTTCCCGTGCCCTGAATATCTAGGAGGTAATCCCCCTCATCAGGAAGAACGAGCTGGCCGTCAGCAGTGAATTTGACAGGAGACATGCCCAGAACCGTAGTCCCCAGGTAGGGAAACGGATTCGAGGGCTCAGCCCCTCCCGCGTTAGTACTCGTTAATTTCAACGAGTCGGGAGCGTCTGGTGACAGGGACCCCGGAGTTATGAGGTCGACAACATAGTTGACCCATAGCTCTCCAAGGAGAGTCCCGTTTTCCGCTGTCGAGCAACCGTTAGAGGCCACGATGAGGTTACCCACATCTGAGCTCTTAACGTCCCCACTGGTAATGTAGGGGTCCGAGCGCGTGAACCGTTGGGGTCCGAATTTCTTCAGATCCATGGGGTCACAAACGTAGTGAAGGGGAGCCCATAGGGCGCCTGTCACGGCGTTATGGAACGTCAATAGTTCCTGCTTGGTACTCGGAGCTCCGTCGGAGGCGTCGTAATCGACAGCCATCATGACAGAGCCCGTGCTCGACGTTGACTTCATGGTACTGAACTCGAAGCTCAGGCTACGAAATTGGTAGCATTCATAGTTTCGAGCGATCCCCGCCAACCAGGGAAAGGTGGTCGCAATCCCGGGGTTCACCGAGAAAATTGCAGTTGTAAATTCCGTATAGGACTTTATCTCCGCAATCATCTCCCGGTGAGAAACCGTGATACGACCATCAGTACGGGGCCGTGACGACGTCACCAGAGCCGGGGCAACCCGATTAATCTGGCGAGAACTCGTCGGCGCAATTGCACGTTGCCGCTGAGGCGGCTGGGCGTTCGCATTGCGCTTGACATTTTGCTGCTTACGGGCAGCAGACCTAGGTTTTGCGTTCTTCTTGTTAGAAGACATGCTGTGTATGGGATACGCCCAGCATAGAGCGGACTGTACATCTTTCAAGGTTCTACCGTGAGAGATTGACAACAGTCATCAGGGGAGCAGAGGGTTTTATAACCCGACACGCCTTATAGACGCGTGGAGTTCCTTACTCTTGATGAAGGCGAAAGAGCTATCCTTTTCCGTCGTATTTCGACGTGGTCCCTTAGCGGGCTGGTGAACATTTATCACTCAGACCTCGAAAAGGACGGACATCAGATAGTTCCTCCCAATGCCAAATCTCCGACAGCAGACTGCTCCGTGCAGTCTCTCGGCATTTTGGTTAGCACGGCAAGCCGTTTTGGGCACAGGATGGTATCCTGCTTGAAAGACCCCATGACGGATTAACGAGGCGCCGCTCGAGCATGGGTCAGACCGTGTACACACCCCCTCCACCGCGAAGAAGCGGAAGGAGAGGAGGACACGGCGGACGCGAACCGCAGAACCACTGTATGTTCGCATACAAGGGCAGGTTCTTGGCAGACACCGGCTGGAGCCGGCCCTTCTTCTCAGCTTTCAGCATCAACGATCGCTGAAACTTAAATTCGTCAAATGAAGACGAGTCGATAAAAGAAGGATTTGATGCGCACTGGGCGCGGCCAAGCATCATAGCCCGAGCCACCCAAGGGTCATCCTCGTATAGACTCTCCGATTCCTCAGGAACATGGTCACCAAAGACCGGTCGAGGTGAGAGCAGGGATCTGCCTAAGTTGCAGATGAACTTCCCTATCTGAGGGTCCACATTCTTATCCCGGAGCGTCCTGTAAAGGGACAAACTCGGATCATGAATGAAGAGGGCCGCCAGCCTACGCTGAAAGATAGTGACGGAGCCGCCACCAAATCTCCCAGAGGTCGAGAACTTCGGATCTAATCCGAGACCACCTAACGAGACTGGAAGAAACCAGTTCGGAGTGGTACCCTTGCCGCGTTTTCCCCTTCCGAGCAAATCGGTAAAACGGGAAAAACAGAACGGGATAGCGCCATCCACTTTAGGATAGAGCTCACACATCCTGTTAATATCACGCGCAATTTGGGTGGGGGTGGAGTTAGATTCTCCACTCTTCAGCGACACTCCAGTGAGGAGTCTCTGATTCAGATAACCTCGACGTACCATCACACCGCCTCTCCGCGCGAAGAGCTGCGAGTTAATGGTACAGTGAGTTCGAGAGAGGAAATTCTTCCCGGGACTCGCTTCGAGACCCGCCTCGCGGGCGGTCTGTACGAAGATGGGCAACAGCGACGGCTCACACTTGAAGAGCATATCGTCGCCGTTAACTAAAACGGAACCAGCCTGATAGAATCGATGTTCTATCCGGTTCCGCCTCACGCCCTCCACGGGGGAAATATCATATCCTGCAACAACCCATTTCCGAAGCGAAGCGCGAAAAACCGAAAGGTTAATTGCGCAGAGCGTCGAAAAGGAGAGCGGATGACCCATGAGCTGCGAGCAGACATGGATTCCCGGCTCCAAGCCGTCGATATGATAAGTCTTTCCTTCCGAATCACGTTTCTTCCCGTCCCGGTACTCAATTTTACCAGGACCAAGGGAATGCAGAACGAGATCATAATCTGGGAGGTTCCCTAAACCCTCAAAGGCTGCCCGAGTGGCATCGCGCTTGAGGAGGTCCGTAGCCTTGCTATAGTCTACGGAACACCAATGTGAGAGATCAGGAAATAGGGCGTCCATTTTGCGGACAGCCATCATCTGATCATCATCTAACATTGTGGAATACCCAGACCGCTTCCACTTACTCAACATAGCTCCTTGCTGAGGTTGGATAGCCGAGTACAGAAACCCATCGCCTAAAGTGACGATGCGAAACTTGCCTGGCTCTGCAAGAGCCAGCGCACGAACGGCGGTGTTCCGGGGTAAAAAAGGAAAGAACCCGGAGGGAGGACAGAGGTCTCCCCTAGCCTTGGCGCGAACGCGATTGAAATTCTCGCGGCGCCACCGTTCGGATAGAGCAACTGTCCGAGGGTATTTACCCAATCGGACAGACTTTCCTAAAACACTTTCCGATCGACCGAACTCGCGCCCTAGCGCTCTGCCAGGGGGTTCGGGTTTTGGCTCGCCCTCTCTCTTCTCACTCAGCGGAGTGATGGGGGGAGAAGTCAAGGAAAGCGCGCCGCCCTTCTTGCGGGAGGCCTGGAGACAGGAACTACCTGTCGGCATGAACTTCAAGCAGTCTTGTGACGTGATCGATCCATAGAGGGTCTTAGCCGTTCGAATAATAGTATTCCGAAGGAAGGAGGGAACCTCCCCCTTATCGGAAGTAACAAGAGAACGGTGACCTCTAAGGACGTCGATCTTAACGTCATCAGACATTGAAGGCCACGCCTGTTTGCAACCCTTGGAAAGGGAGTACATGAACTCATCATTGCACTTCGCAATGGCTCTGGAGACCTGGATCTGCATCCAGCCAGAGAAGAGTCGGTCATGTCTGATCCAAGACGGGGGAGCTTCATCCCCGCCCTCATTGTGGAGGGTCTTTGCAAACATCTTATCCAGAAAGTACTTTAGGACCTTTTGCTCCTTATTCATCTGTCTACCATCAACAAGTTCGTTGTGGTACGAGAGAAGAAGAGATGCTAGCCTATCCATTGAAGAAGAGAAACGATTGAGGTCTCGTGATGAGAACCCTGAACGCCTCCTCTCCAATGCGAACGGCCAAGCAATGGAACGCAGAAGACTCCTTAAGTCAACGGTAAAACCGTGACTCAGTGATGGACCCAGACCTGTTAAGGCAGGCTCCACCACCCTGAGCACAACGGCGGCGGGAGAGAACATGAGTTTTCTCTCCCGCCCACCAATCATGCTAGTACCAGCAGTGGTACCAACTGACCGGTTGGACTCTGCCCTCCCTTTCGGGGGAGGACCTAGCGTCGATGGGGTTAGATCGACAGTTTTCTCATACATTGTAAGATGTGTG